AGTGTTGACATCGAATCAGTTCCTAAGTTGATGTCCAAACCCCTGAAAGAAAAATTGAAGTGTGAGGCAATGGAACTGAACCTCCTCAAAAAAACTAGTCATGCTAAACTCCCATTATGATTCCCAAGGTGACACCTTTTGATGCTTACAAATCCTATCTTGGTTTAAAGAACCACTTCACAAAAGAAAAGTATGACTACCATAGGTATGGTGGTAAGTCTCGTGCCTCATTAGATAGTTTTTATAAGAGGAGGGACAGATACTTCTTTGAAAAACTGAGTAGGCAAAAGGATGATGCAGAAGTGGTAGAGTTTTTTGTTAGTAATTTTGTAAGTTGTGATGATCCACAATCTCTTTGGATTGGAGAGATTGTTAGAAATGGTGAACAGAACTATACTGACTGGAAGAAGAGATTACAATCCCTGAGTTATACATTTAAATCTGAGATTGAAAATGTATTTACTGGTAAGAAGTTTGATGATATGTTCCACATTGAAGGGACAAAGCATCCACAAATTGTGAAAGAACACCTTGGTAAAAACATCTCTTTGGAATCTCTTGTTCTCTTGAATAAAGTTATAGGATTCAAGAATAGTTTTGATAAAAAACTAGATGATCCGGTGTGGAAATTTCTCTCAATGAGAATGTCTAAGTATGATTCATTCCTACATATTGATGTAATTAAGTATAGAAAAATTCTAAAAAGTATAGTGCTATGAGTTTTTTCGAATCAGAATTTGTAAAAAAGGAGATGATTGAAATCACTGATCTCCAAGAAAAAATTTATCAAAGTGTATTCAAGTTTCATGTCATGGATGCAGATGATAAACTTGAGCACATTGAAATGCTTGAAGATCTCTTGAATAAACAACAGGTACTTTATACTAGACTTAGTTTGTCTGAGGATCCAGCAGCACAGCAGATGAAAGAAAGCATCATGGAAGAGGCAAGATTGATTGGATTTCCACCAGAAACTGATCTGCCTACAGTTTTTAAGAACATGACCTCCATGATTAATAATATGAAGAGGACCATCAAAAATCAGGGTTGACAACCCTCTCTAAATACCCTATATTAGAGGCTGCCTGATCCTCTTCCAAGCAAAAGGACACAGACCAAATACGTCCAATACGGAGAATACATACAATGTCTTTTAAAGACCTTAAAAAGCAGTCCTCACTTGGATCGCTAACTAATAAGTTGGTGAAAGAAGTAGAGAAGATGAACAACACTGGTGGAGGCGCAGATGAGCGACTCTGGAAACCAGAAATGGACAAGTCAGGTAATGGGTATGCAGTCATTAGATTCCTGCCTGCTCCTGAAGGAGAAGATCTTCCTTGGGTAAAACTCTTCTCTCATGCCTTCCAAGGACCTGGTGGATGGTATATTGAAAACTCCCTGACCACAGTGGGAGGTAAGGATCCTATTGGAGAACTCAATAGGGAACTTTGGAACAGTGGTAATGAATCAGATAAGGATGTTGTGCGTAAACAGAAGCGCAAACTGTCCTTCTATGCCAACATTTATGTTGTCAAAGATCCTGCTAATCCACAGAATGAAGGAGGTGTATTCCTCTATAAGTTTGGCAAGAAGATCTTTGATAAGGTTATGAATGCCATGCAACCTGAGTTTGAAGATGAGACACCTATTAACCCATTTGATTTCTGGCAGGGTGCTAACTTTAAACTGAAACTGAAGAAGAAAGATGGTTACTGGAACTATGATTCTTCTGAGTTTGATCGTCAGGGACCACTCCTGGATGATGATGATGCCCTTGAGGCACTCTGGAAGAAGCAGTATTCACTGACTGCCTTTACCGCTGCTGATCAATTTAAATCCTATGATGATCTGAAGAAGCGTCTTGATTATGTCTTAGGTAAAAAATCAACACGAGCAGCAGCACAGGAGACTGAGTATGATAACTATGCAGCAACAGAACAAAAGAGTGTCAGTGAAGAAGAAGTCATGCGAAAGCTTGAAGATTCTTACAAGGCATCAAAAGTTACTGATGCAGCACCCTCTGTTGATGTCAATGATGATGGCGACGACGCTATGTCATATTTTGCTAAACTCGCAGACTCCTGATTAGTAAAGGTTTATATTCTCTCCCTTCACTATATTTCTATTGACATATTGAGAACTACCTTCTGGATATGTCATTAGTTTTTGAATCTCATTTATAACAGTCTGAATCAAAGTATCTCTAAGTATGAATATATTTCTTTTATCGTCCTGAATATTTACTTCATACTCATAATTTGATACAGACTTAGTGATGCCAGTAACAATTTTTTGTTGTTGTAAAGCAACATCAAAGTAAGAAAAACTAAAATCAGAAGGGACTTCAAGTCCCTTTTTTAGTATGGTTAAGTTGTCGGTAGAGTCTTTGACCTCAATAGTTTCATAGTGATGAGGTGAGGTGTAGTTTTCTACACTATACTTTTTATTCATAAACTTCTCAAAGGTTTGATTGCTCATTGGCCATTCATCTTGAATGTTAATAATATTGTTTGCAAGCAATATAATCCAATCATAATCTGATCTTTTATATACTTTCTGAGAAACCACATCAGGTCTGTCATTGCCTCTGATGGTGTACTTCTCAAAGTTTGCTAACTCTTGAAATATATCATTGTTTAATTTTACCCTCTTAAAGAGATTCTTTACCTCAATGTATGAGGATATGTTTTGCTCACCAGGTATCCTGTTGACATATTCAAAGTTTGGAAGATAGGAAAAGTAATTTGACATTTTAGTAACCCATGTTGGCATGATCACTATAAGCACCCACATCAGAATCACCACTTAATTCTGAATCAAATTCATCAGCATAGATTGGTTCAATTTCACCAAATGCCATCTGAACATCATACTGGGTGAGTGATCCATCACCGTATGTCATATAAGAACCATCAGGTGTGTAGTTGACATTGAATGATGTCATTGCCATTGGTTTAAACATATTCATGTAGGGATGTAGTTGACCAGCATTATCCCCTGTTGAATTGTATATGTATTCAAGGGTGAAAATGTTTGGTGTCATTAAGAACAAGTTTGATGTAGATCTTTGAACTGCCATGTTCTTCTTAAAACATCTGATAATCTGTTTAATCTCAAATGCTTCTTCCTCACTCCTTGGTGTGAACCTGAAATTAAAATTAAATGTCCTAAGGTTTGGACCCTTGAAGAGAAGTTCAAGATTAGGATTCAATGTGACACCAGCAGTTCTACCAAGAATATTTGCTCCAACTGTCTGACCAGCAAAGTATGCTATGATTGCTGGACCTGTGTTTGGATCTTGGATAGCCCCCATGATATCTTTAGTCAAATCTTTGAATCCCCCCATCACACCTTCCATCATTCCTGGTTGACCAATGTTTCCTAAACCTTCAATTGCTATGCCAGCAGCATTAGCACCAATCAATTTGAGGGGATCAATTGTATCACCACCCCATTGAACAGCATTAGATTCTGAGAAGTTAGGTTGCATTGGAAGAACCACAGTCTCAATAGATGTGGCATCTTTAATTAATCTATCCTTGGCGCTTAGTCTTCCATTAGAAATTTTAAGTGCTTCTTTTCCACCTGGTGTATATTTAAAGGATCTAATTCTTATGAAATCATATCCAAAATTAGGTACTTCTGTTAGTGGATACCTTAAAAAAGTTTTACCAACAGGAGATCCCTTTCCTTTAAATGCTTGATTTCCTGATGAGAATGCATTTTTACCTGCTTCTATTCCTTCAACTCTATTAGATTTGTTTTCATCGAATAGCCCGAATTCTGTATCAATTTGATAACTGTTTACAACAGATTCAAAATCAGAACCCCAATATTCCATATTTGAATCTGTGCCTTCAAAAAATTTAGCATAATTTTCATCTGTGAATTTCAATCTTGAATCACCAAGAATATAATTATATTGATTCAACGTGTCTCTATCACCCTCATCAAAAATCTTAAGATTTAAATCAGCATCCCAAATATTTACTTCCCCATTCTTACTTCTTGTTTGTATCTTAGTTTCTTTGCCATCCTTATCCACTTCACTTAGGGTTATATCACCAGTATCAGTATTAACAGTTGATTGAATCCTTTTCTTTTCCTTTACTTGTTTATTATCTAAATCTTGATACTTATCTACTAAAAAAATTGCTTTAAAATTCTTGTCGTCAGGGAGGGAAGGATCTGAAAATTCAGTCCAATTTCTATTGTTAGTGT